AATTATGTGCGGTTTGCACTGGTTTTATTTATCGTTGGATTTGTACTATCTAGCGTAGTAGATAAAGACGCATTTTCAAAATGTATGAAAGTGTATAACAATTCCAATATCTGCTACAAGCTAAACTAATCCACGCCCGCACACTATCCCCCCTTTCCCTATTCTTCACAGTCTAGGGAATTTTTTTATGCTATTTTTTCAGCTAGGGGACACATTGCAAAATTTTTTTGTAGCCGTAATAGACCCCTGAACCTACTGACAAATCAAGACATAAGCGATAAATGTACTACAATATAATAATACTACAATATTACACTAATGTCAACTGTTTTTCTTTGGCTCTACTTGAATTGATAGTTGTGGAGTGTTCAAATTGATGTTCTCTACACTCTCCCCTAGTACTTTACCGAGTGAATCGAGTATTTGAGCAGCAGTCTGTAACTGTCCTTTCCTTACAGCCTGGTCAAATAACCTCATTCTCATTCCCTGGAGTCGTGAAACCATCTTCTCTCTATCCTGTTCCCAATCTTCATCGTTCCATTTCTTTACCTGTTTCCAATCGCTCCAAGCTGTATCTATCCCAATACCTTCCCTGGATGAGTGCTCATGCACTAATTGTCTGGTAGTTTTACCTGTCAACTGCTTTGAATACAGTCTTTGCCTTCTAGCTTCAATTACTGCATCAGGTTGTCTTTTCCCACATACTCTCCCATCCTGCAAAGCTCGCTCAGATGTAAATTGACCATTTGTATTACGAAGAACAGAATCAGCCACGGACTAAAATTGTTGTTAATACTTGAATAATAACCCTAAAAACACTATTTAGTCGACAAAATCACGGAAATTCGTCAATATTTAAGCTATTCTTTACTACATGAGTACAAAAACAGCCGAAAATCTCTCCTTACGATGGGCACAGGGGGAGGTATTCAACGCAAAAAACAGATTTAGAGTTCTCGTGGCTGGCAGAAGATTCGGAAAATCCTATTTATCCTGCATAGAACTACTCAAAGCAGCAATAGACCGCCCAGGTGAAACATATTTCTACTGTGCCCCCACATACCGCATGGCAAAAGACATTGCCTGGAAAGAAATAAAGAAACTAATCCCACCCCAATGGATTCAATCTAAAAACGAAACTGACCTAAAAATAGAACTAATCAATGGATCGCTAATAGAACTCAAGGGAACTGAAAATGCAACAACCCTGCGTGGCCGAAGCCTCGCTGGAGTAGTACTTGATGAAGCAGCTTTCATGGATTCAGATGTCTGGTTTCAAGTAATTAGACCAGCCCTCGCAGATAAACAAGGCTGGGCACTTTTTATTTCTACACCAGACGGCACAGCCTCATGGTTTTACGATTTATGGTGTTACGTTCCAGAAGATACATCAGGTGATTGGAAACGCTGGAGTTTTACAACAGTAGAAGGGGGCAATGTTCCAGAAGAAGAAGTCCAGGCAGCCAAGGCCCAACTCGACAGCAGAACATTTAAACAGGAATTTGAAGCGAGTTTTGAGAATCTCACTGGTCTAGTTGCAGTCTCATTTTCAGATTCCAACATTTCTACCGAAGCGGAGGACATATCCATCGCTCCACTTTTATTAGGAGTCGATTTTAACGTAGATCCACTTTGCGGTATATGTGCAGTACGCTACCGAGATATACTATACGTCTTTGATGAGATAATTTTGACGGGTGGTGCAACAACCTGGGATTTTGCCGAAGAAGTTACAAATCGTTACGGAGTAGATAGAAGAATTATCGCTTGCCCCGACCCAACGGGATCTGCCAGAAAAACATCAGGAGTAGGATCAACGGACCACACTATCCTGCGTAGAAGCGGATTTACTGTGTCATCTCCTAGATCTCCCTGGAAAGTCCGTGACAAAGTAACAGCCGTAAACACAGCACTATATGACGCAATGGGGGAACGCAGGACAGTGATTCACCCACGCTGCAAAGAACTAATAAAATCTTTGCGAACTTTAACTTACGCTCCAAATACAGGTATGCCAAACAAAAACCTTGGAGTTGACCACGCATTTGACGCTTTCGGCTATCTTTGTCTCCAACAATTTAACCTTGCCAAACCAGAGACATTAGGGCAAACTTCGTTTAGAATATACTAAGAGTTTCCTTTTTCCACTATGTACCATTCCACTACAAAGAAAAAGAAGAAGAAAAAGAAGGGAGGTAAGAAGCGTAGTGAATGTTCCTGTAAATAAAGCGTTATACTCTAGGGTAAAAGCAGAGGCTAAACGTAAATTTAAAGTTTATCCATCTGCTTACGCTAACGCATGGCTTGTACGAGAGTACAAAAAACGTGGTGGCACTTACCGAGTGGAGAAAAAACGTGGCAAGAAGTAGTGGCGGTCTTACCCGTTGGTTTAAAGAAAACTGGGTAGATGTCAAAACTGGTAAGCCTTGTGGCCGTCAAAAAGGCGAAAAACGAGGCTATCCAGCTTGCCGACCCAAAAAACGTGTCTCAAGTAAGACACCTAAGACTGTAGGAGAGATGTCAGCAGCCGAAAAAGCACGATTTAAACGCGAAAAGACGGGTAGTAAAAAGATAACTTATCAACATAGACGTAAAAAGAAGAAAAAATAACTGTAAAAGTTGCAGTTTCACGGTAATATAGTGCTATATAGTATATTTCACACAATCATGGCATTTTTTCGTGGGGAAGAAGGCTCTGTATCATTTGATAACGGAACTGGAACAGCAGGAGCTATAGCTTCTACAACAGCTTGGACTTTAGATACTACAAAAGATACTCTTGAGTGTACTGCTCATGGAGATACATCAAGAAAGTATGTAGGATCTTTAATTTCTGGTTCTGGTACTGTTGATCTTCTTTATACAGCAACATCGGGAGATGATACTGCTGAAATTATTAGTGATGTATTAACAACAGAAGATGCTGGCGATGCTACATTTAATCTCTTCTTAGACACATCAGGCAGTAAAAAGTTAAATTTCAACGGAATTATTACAGGAACTTCATTTAGTTCCACTGTTGGAGATATTTCTACAGTATCAGTTAGTTTTGTAACTAACGGTGCTATTACCGCTTCTATCTAATGCCTAAAAAGTCTTATTCAGCAAAACAGCGTAAACTTGCTGCTGTTGCTCCACCACGGGATAAGATTACTGCTGCTGATCTTAAAAAGCTACGTTCCAAGAAAAAAAGAAAAAAGAAGTGAAACTTACCACTCGCCAAAAAAATTTATTAGAAAAACATTCTGAACATCATAGTGCGAAGCATATGGAGTTTATGAAGAGGCGAATGAGAGCAGGAGATACTTTTACTCAAGCCCATAAAAAAGCACAGGCAAAGGTGGGTAAATGAGAAAGAAACGTAAACAAGTAAATTTAAGTATAGGTAGAGGAGAAAAATCCAAAACAGGTGGATTAACTGCGAAAGGTCGTGCGAAGTACAATCGTGCTACAGGTAGTAATTTAAAAGCACCAGTTACAGGAAAAGTAAAACCTGGCAGTAAAGCAGCCAAAAGACGAGCATCTTTTTGTGCAAGAATGTCAGGTATGCCTGGACCAATGAAAAAACCTAATGGTGAACCTACTAGAAAAGCGTTAGCTTTAAAGAAATGGAGGTGTCGTAAATGACCTATGCTGTTCCAGGTCCAATCCGAACAAACATTGTCTCATCTACTTCAGTAGGTGGGATAGACAGTCCTTTTACTCGCACGAGGGCTGTCCTAGACATGATGAAAGGATGGGAGATAATGAAAGCTGTAACCGAAGGAACAGATTACCTCCGAACAAATAGCGAATCCTTTTTACCACTAGAGCCAAGAGAAGATTACGATGCCTATTTAGCAAGAGTAAATCGTGCTGTATTTTCTCCTTTTACACAAAGATTGATAAGGGCAGCTACAGGTTTAGTTCTTAGAAAACCAATCACACTAACTGGAGATCCTTATTGGACAGAAATGTTTAAAATGGATGTAGACGGAAGAAAGTCAGATTTAGATGAATATGCCAGAAGATTACTAATGTGCTCCCTTACATACGGCCAAAGTCACATTCTTGTAGATTATCCTGCACCATCAGGAGCAGTAAGTCTCGCAGAAGAACGTCAACAGAATCGCAGACCATACTGGATCGAAGTCGACCCAAATAATCTTTATGGCTGGAGACTAGACAGGGAATCAAATTATGGAAACTTGATACAAGTGAGAATAGGCGAAAAGGCTGTGCTCCCAGACGGACAGTTTGGAGAAAAAGTGTTTGACCAAGTTAGAGTAATCGAGCCAGGAAGTTATAGAGTATTTCGTAAAAAAGAACAGATAGAAGAAATGTATGATGTATCAGATGGAAGTTCTGCTGGTAGTTTTGAGGCTGGATCAGCAGATAAAGATTATAAACAGGTAGAATTTGGCAGTTTTTCTCTTGGAGAGATACCTCTAGTAACCATTTATTCTGGAAAAACTGATAATTTAGTAAGTAAACCACCTTTACTTGATATTGCATATTTAAATCTTGCACATTTTCAAAGACAGGCTGATTTGATACATAGTTTGCACGTTGCATCTCAACCAATGCTTGTAATGGAAGGTTATGACGATCAAACTAAAGACCTTGCAATTAGCGTAAACTACGCAATGGCAACTCAGCCAGGTAATAAAATATACTATGTAGAACCAGCTTCCAGTGCTTTCGATGCTCAATCTGCTGAAATAAAGGAGCTACAAATGCAGATGGCTACTCTAGGAATCAGTACATTATCACAACAGAAATTTGTTGCAGAATCAGCAGATGCTCGCAGACTAGATCGTGTGGATACTAACTCCATGCTCGCAATGGTATCTATGGAATTAGAACAAAAACTGCAAAAAGCCTTCAATCTCTCAGCCGAATATGTTGGAATTGAACCACCAGAAGTAAAAATTAGTAGAGATTTTGATATTGAAAGACTAATTGGACAAGATATTACAGCCTTAACATCTCTATTCGATCAACAAGTCATTGATAGAGAAGAATTTAGAGATATTTTGGTACAGGGAGAAGTATTACCTTCAGCAAATGAGGCCAAATCTGAATAGTCTGATACAATAGTAGATAAGTACATATATTTTCATGTCTAAATCCATAGACCATGTTCTGCAATCTGACGGAACATACAAATGGGAAGTAACAGAGTTAAAACCTAAAGCAAAGGAAACTACTAAAGTTACTACCGAGCCGAAAGCAACTAAGAAAAAAGTTACTAAAAAGAAAACAACCAACCCTCTTTCCGAATAATTAATGGCAATCGAAGAAAAAGTCATTCAGCCTGATTCCGTGAATCCTCCTGAACAGCCCGTGGCTGACACTCCTTCACAACCACAAGCACCCGATCTCAGTTCTGTAAAAGCAGAATATGAGGCAAAATTAGCTGCTGCTCGTAAAGAAGCTGCTGAAGCAGAAGAAAAATTTAAAGGCATCAAGGGAAAACTTGATGATGTCTATAAACAAAAAGAAGAAAAACGAACCAAAGACTTAGAAGAACAGGGTCAGTGGAAAACTCTTTGGGAAGAAGCTAACAAAACAGCCCAAGAAAAAGATCAACAAATATCTAGCTTGTCTCAACAGCTTGAGGAGATGAGAAATTCTCACGAAGTAGCTTCCACAAAAACAGCAGCCCTAGCAGCTATCAGTAACCTTGGAGCGATAAATGCAGAACAAACTTTATCATTGTTACAAAATAAGTTACAAAAAAACGCTGAAGGTAAAGTAGTTATTCTGAATGGTGGAGTTGAGCAAGATTTGAATACTTATATCAGCAGTCTCAAGAATCCTGGTAGTGGTTGGGAACACCATTTTAAGCCAAGTTCAGCAGCAGGAATGGGTGCTAGACCTAGCCCCGTGGCAAATGCTGGTGGAGGACCTGTAAACCCTTGGAAAACGGGCAACCTCACACAACAAATGCTACTATTAGAACAAGATCCGCAGCTTGCAGCAGTGCTCAAGCAAGAGGCTCAAAAATAGTTAGTTTCTGTGAAACTAATCCCCTTGTCCGTGACTAGGGTATCGCAAAAGTAACAAGGTAATCTGAATGGCTGCTCCGTTTCAGAATTATTCTGGCGGTGTCCTATTAGCGGACATCGTTAAGAGAAATAATCTCAGCACATACGTTTCCGAAGCTATCAAGGAACGTAGTGCATTTATTAAATCTGGTGCTGTTGTGCGTAACGCGCTTCTTGACGCATCAGAAGGTGGAACAAGAATCCAAGTTCCAGAATTTAACCCAATCGCTCCAACTGAAGAAATTTTAGATGGTACAGCAACATGGGGTACAAGTAATCAAGGTCACTTGACACCACAGAAGATTGGTACAGGAACACAAATCGCAACTATCTGTCACAGAGGTTTTGCGTATGCTGTTGATGATGTAGCTGTATTGGCTGCTGGTGAAGATCCAATGGGTCACATCAGAAACCAAATTGCAGATGCAATCAACAAGCTAAACTCTGCAAGACTATTCAGCTTGTTAGATGGTTTGTTTGGATCTACTTTCGGCCCACTAGGTGCAAACGCACTTGACCTAAGTAAAGGTGCTGCTTCTGGTGCTGATGAAACTAACTTCTTAACAGCTTCTACAGTTGCAAGAGCAAGAAACCTTCTTGGAGAAAGAGGCGAAGAGCTAGATACTCTAGTAATTCACCCAACTGTTGCTTACTACCTATATCAGGTTGGTATGTTAACATTCTCTACTTCTGCATTATCAACTGGAACTGGCATCCAATGGGGTGGCGGTGGTGTTGGCATCACAGATAGAAGTATTGGTCAGTTTGCTGGTATGAATGTTGTTATTGACTCTCAAGTTAATACAGTTCATCCTGGTACAACAGGTCATCAAAAAGAGTTCCGTTGCTACTTAATTAAGTCAGGAACAATTCTTGAAGGTGAGCAATCTCCTCTAAGTATTGAATCAGATAGAAACATCTTATCTAAGCAAGATGTTATGTCTGTTGATTATCACAGTGCTTATCACGTTATGGGAACTAAGTGGACATCTGCTACTGACAACCCAACTAACGCACAGTTAGCTAACGATAACAACTGGGGAATCACATACGATGCTGATTTAATTCCTATAGTCGAGCTAATCGTTAACTCCCCACTTGATACAGGTACTAATCCTTAGTAATATCTAATTAGTGGTCAGAAACCTCATCAATTATTGGTGGGGTTTTTTCTTTACGCTACAATAAAACTAAATTACTTTAATAATCGTGGCAGCTACCATAAACGCAACAATAAAAGGAGAAAATGCCAATAGTTACGTTACTTTGTCTGAAGCTAACGACTATTTTGATACTTCTCCAGATTCTTCTACTTGGACAAATAAAACAGACGATCAAAAGAAAAGATCATTAATATCTGCTGCTAGATGGATTGATACCTTAGTTTTTTATGGAGATAGATGTGATGATGGACAGGCATTAAAGTTTCCAAGAAATAATTATCAGGTAGATGGTGTTGAACTGGCTTGTTCTAAAATTCCTAATCCAATTAAATATGCACAGTACGAACTAGCCAGGGCATTGGCAAACGACACAGATGCAATTACAGGAACTACAGGAAAAGACGGAAACTTTGAGGAAGTAAAACTAGGAGATATTCAAGTTAAGTACAACACTACAAGTCAGGGAACTGGATCTATAAATAATATTTTAGATGTTTACCCTTGGCTACAAAGTTATCTTGGAGCGTATATGCTAGGTGGAGCAGGAAGTTTCCAACTACGGGCGGTTAGAGGATAATGGCAGGACAATTAGATTCACTACTAAAAAACGTAGCCAAACAGGTGGTGTCTCAACTAGGAGACTCATTAGATACAACAATTATTTACACTAGAAAATTATCTACGTCATACAACACATCTACTGGTGCAGTAACTACCAGTGACACTAGCTACACAATAAAAGTTCCCGTAGAGTTCATACAATCCACCGAAGAAACTGGTTATCAGGAAAACGTAGCTAGAATTTTTGTAACACCTGATCTTATAGGAGACAGCCAACCGCTACTATCAGATGAGATTACTCTCACATTTTCTGGATCGACCAGAGTTGCAAAGATTACAGATGTAAGAACTTTGCGTGGTGGTCAGGAATATTTATTCAGAGTTGACGTTATTTTCTAATGACTTTAGTAAACGCACGAGCAGCATTTGAAACCGCAATAAAAAACGCAGTAACAACTGCTGACAATACAGTAACAGTTGTTTTTGACAATATGCCTTTTACAACTCCAGGTAAAACTAAAAAATATGTAATGGTGAGCCTTGACTTTACGCAATCAACAACTCAACCCCAAGGTGCAGCAGTTGATTACTATGGAGGATCAATAACTTGTGGGGTTATGACACCAAAAAATAAAGGAACAGCAGACGGAGCAGCAATAGCGGAAGCAGTTATAGATGGACTGACTTCGGTAAACGCATCAGATTACTCAGATACATTCTCTGCTTCTCCCCGTGTATCACAAATATCTGGACCGACTACAATAAATACAGAAAGAGAAAGTCATTTTCTATCTGTAGTTAGTTGCACCTTTACTGCCAATGCCTAGTTCTAAAGACATCTCTCATCTAACCAAAGATTTAGAGCAGAATATGATAGCTCTAAAAAGTAAAGTAGCTTCTGCTATGGTGCAAGATCTTCAAGAACGTGGTCCGTGGTGGACAGGACATTTTGCTACTAGCTGGAAAATAAGTGAAACTCCAGTACAGCCAGTTAAAAAATCAAGAAAAAGAGAAGAAATAGATAAAGGAAACATACAAGGATATGATGCTCCATTACATTGGTTAGATGAAGATGAAGCTGGAGTTGGTACAGGAAGCGTTTACGATCAAATAAGAACTAATCGTGTGCTACCCAACAGGAAAAGAGCTAAAAAAGTTCCACTGGAAAAACCATTATATGTAGGTAACGAAGCTGAATACGCTGGATTTGCAGTTAACAATCCAGGGGCTACTGCACCAGTTGGTTCTCCCAATGGAATCACATACTCAGAACACGCAGGAATAGTAAGACAGATAACACCTCCTAGTGGAAGCCCCGATTGGTACAAAATATATCTACAAAATCAACAATTTAATGAAGCAATATTACTCGGACTTAGCGAAACTTTCAAAGGTAAACATACTCCTGTCGAATAATCAGCGATAAGTTATACTACAAGAATAGATACAATTTTTTATGGCAACAGTAAGAGCAATCGACAAACTAAAGCAAGCCTTTAGTGTCGAAGAACGTAGTAGCTACTCCATTTTTAAGGGAGAAGAACTAATCCTAAAAATCTTTTGGTCGCCTCTTACAATAGCTGATAGAGACACAATAAACAGTACACTAATAGCTATGAACAAGGGTCAGGAGGAAGGAAGTCTTGATTTTGCATTACAGGTTATTGTCACAAAAGCCGAAGATGAATCGGGTGTAAAGATGTTTACCTCAGGAGATTTACCAGCATTAAGAAGAGAGATACCTTTATCTGTCCTACTGGACATAATGACTAAGATGCAGGGAGTGGGCGAGGGGGAAAGCCCCGATGCCGTAAAAAGCTAAACTGAAAGAAGATAACTTTATATACTTACAGTTTTTTATTGCAGAAAAACTAGGCTACACGCACAAAGAAGTCCGAGAAAAAATGTCGGTCCAAGAACTGTATGCCTGGAACGCTTACTTTGAAATAAAGTCTGAAAGAGAAGAAGAAGCCTACGAAAAAGCAAAAAGACAAGCCCAAGTTCGTAAAGTACGCTAAACTTTTAATATCTGACTCAAATTTGCGGTGGCTGCGTCAAATTACAGCGTAAATATAAAACTAAATACCACAGCAGCTAAGAATGACTTACAGAAGTTGGAAGCACGAATAAATAAGCTACGCAAAAATCTAAACGAACCACTAAAAATAGATACAAGAGTATCGAAAATACAAGAAAAGATAGCCAAAAGCAAAGATGCTCAAAAAGCATCAATGATCGAAACTAGAAGATTAGGAGATCAAGTACAGAAATTAGCTGATAAAGGACTAAAAGTAGACAAAGCACGGGCAGCCATAAAGAAAGCAGCAGCATTAGATTCTAAAAATCAATTAAAAGCAGCAGCAAGTCAAAGAAAGATAGCTCAAGATGAACTAAAAATACAAACTGATATAACTGAACAGGTAGCAAAAAGAAGTCAGTTAATTGCTTCGGGTAAGTTTGCAGGAGGAAGAAACTTCGGCCAGATTGGTGGATCTATAGGACCAGCCTTACCACCAAGTGCAGGAGGAGCAGCAAGTGGGAGAAGAGGATTTGACTTCCAGAGCGCATTAATAAGTGGTGGCTTTCCTTTACTATTTGGTCAAGGCCCATTTGTTGGTGCTGCTGGTGCATTAGGCGGTGGTATCGGTGGAATGTTCGGACAGATGGGTGGTTTTGCAGGAGGTATTGCAGCAACTACAGTAGCTCAGACAATCCAGGCATTTACAGTAGAGACAGGAAAACTTGGAGCAGCTTTGAATGATGCAACAAAAGATGTAGAAGCAGTATCAGCAGCATTAGGAATCACTGGAACGGAATTTGAAAAGAACCTTAAAACTCTGCAAAAACTAGGTGGCGAAGAAGAAGCGTTTGAAGCAGCCAGAGCAAAAATGATTAGTTTAGTAGGCACAGAAGGAGTAACTGCTTTGCAAAACTTTGGTAAAGGAACTACAGAACTTGCAAATCAATTTACGATAGCGATGACTCAAATGAGAGTAGCTTTCGCATCTTTCCTACAAGGAACTGGAGTAGGAAGTTTCTTACTAAACAGAATGACAGCAGCTAATTTGCAAAGACAAGCACAAACATCAACTGACCCTGGAGTTGTAGAAGCTCGTAAATTAGTAGAAGCTTTAGAAGGAGGATTCTTTACACGCAGTAAAGAAGAAAAAGCATTGATACAAGCTAATCCAGATATTACTTTAGATCAGGCTAAGAAAGCTGTGGAAGAAGCACAAAAATTAGCAAACAAAAAAGAAGAACAAGTTGCTGTTGAAAAATTACTGACAGATATACAAAAACAAAGAGTTAAAAATATATCTGAGGAAATAACACTATTGGAAAAAAGTTTTGGGCTGACTTCAGATGAATTTGAAATAGAAAAACAAATAATGCAAATGAAACAAGATGGCGAAATAAAAGACGAAGCCGAAATCCGCAACAAACTTAAGCATCTACAAAATTTACAAAAAGAAAGACAGTTGGCTGAAGAAACAGCAGCAGCATTTGAAAGAATGTCTCAGACAATAGCAACTGACATATCACAAGGAATCCAGGGAATGATTCGTGGTACTTCCACATTGAACGATATGTTGAACAACGTATTGAACAAACTGATAGATGCAGCGTTTAACATGGCATTATTCGGCAATACAGGAGGAACACTAGGTGGCGGAGGTTTATTTGGATCAATTTTTGGAATGTTTGGTGGTGGTGGAAAAAAAGGTACATTTGGAGGAGCACCTTTAGGTCCATTAGGAAATCCTTTAAGTCAACATACTGATTTAACAGTAGGAGTAAGAGCAGGGGGAGGATCAGTAAAAGCAGGAAGTGGTTATCTTGTTGGAGAACGTGGACCAGAAATGTTTACTCCAGGTGTATCTGGAATGATTACACCAAATCATGCTCTTGGCGGATCGACAAATATCGTGGTAAACGTAGATGCTTCTGGTTCTTCTGTTGAAGGAGATGAGTCAAGTGGAGAAGAGTTGGGTAGATTGATAGGAGCAGCAGTTCAAGCAGAACTGATTAAAGAAAAACGACCAGGAGGTTTATTAGGATAATGGCTACTTTCCCCTCAATCAGTCCTACCTATCAAGCTCGTAAGACTACAACACCAAAAATAAATATTGCTCAGTTTAATGATGGCTACCAACATAGAATTAAGTTTGGATTAAACACTATTCCATATGAATGGTCGCTTAATTTTGATGTAAGTGAAGCAGACTCAGACACCATAGAAGCATTTCTTGAGGCTAGAGCAGAAGATGGTGCTTCTTTTGATTGGCAACCCCCTGGAAGTGGTGCTGCATATAAATGGATATGCCTTCGTTGGACTAAAACAATTCCCTATGTAAATAGAGCTAGTTTAAACATGACATTTCAACAAGTATTTGAACCTTAATGACCAGTCCTGTATCAGAGTTACAAAAAATAAATCCAAGTAGTATTATTGAGCTTTTTCAACTTGAGTTAATAACCGCTATTCATGGTTCTAATACAATTTATTATTTTCATAATGGAGTAAATACTAATGAAAACCAAGATGTAATTTTTGCTGGTAATCAATATACACGGATGCCGATAGAAGCCCGTGGTTTTGATTTTACTTCTAAAACATTACCTAGACCCCGTTTGTCTGTTTCTAATATTTTAGGAACATTTACAACTTTAATACTAACTTTACCTCAAGGATTAGAAGGAGCGAAAGTTACTCGTATCAGAACTTTAAGTAGATATATTGATAATGTTAATTTTACTGGTGGAGATATTTTATTAGAAGATGGTAGTTTTTTATTGCAAGAGAATGGCAGTCAGATAGATATGGAAGCTGGCATCAATCCATTTGGTACGCCTGATCCTACTGCCACATTTGCCACTCAAATATTTTTTATAGATAGAAAAGTTGCAGAAAACAGAAATGGAATAGAATTTGAACTAAGTGCTAAGATGGATTTAGATGGAGTACGTTTACCAAAACGTCAGGTGCTACCTCAAGATTTCCCTGGCGTTGGATCGTTTTTTGCATGACTTGGCAAGATAAAGCATTAGAACACGCAATACAAGAACAACCAAGAGAATCTTGTGGTCTTTTAGTTATTAAAAAAGGAAAAGAAGTTTATTTTCCTTGTAAAAATTTAGCTTTCGATCCTTCAGATCAATTTATTATTGATGCTGATGATTGGGTAAGAATTGAAGATAATGAGGGAGAGATAGTCGGTGTTGTTCATAGTCATCCAGTTACAAGTGCAAAAC